GTACAATTCAACAATCATCCTTCCTTACGGAACGATTTGCAAAATGCCAGTAACCAATGGGTCCCCCGCGATAGCGGAGCGTAGACTGGTTGGATCGTAAGATCAAAATCTATACAATGTTTAATGTGTATTGTGAACACAGGGGCAGACAGATACGTCACATAGTCAGTTGCACGGGCGAGAAATCAGCGCCGGCATTTCCTAAATGACATAACTTATAATCTGGCCCTCCTGCTATGTAGATATTGATATCTACGTTATTGGAAACGGCTTCCATCGCTTGTAACGGTCCGAGAACTCGTAGCGACATCTGCCCCATGGAATAGGAGAGAGTGGTTGGGTTTGATCCATTGTTGACTAACTTCCACTCAGACGGACTACGCCAGGGGAATGTCACTTCAAACTCATTCACACCGCCACGAACTTCGTGTATAGAAGAATACTGGCTCGTCGCTTCTTGGACGGTGAGGCCGGTAGCTTCGAACCCGATGTGGGAGCACACCATGAGCTTGCCTGAGTGGATCGGACTCATAACAACTCTGAATTTGAACTTGATTGAACCAGCCCAAAACGTATAGAGCGAGCTGGCCCAAGTAAGCAGAGAGGGATAGACTGTTGTACCAACCGGTTTGTCGAAAAACTCGGTACCAGGACAAAGATCACCAACGTACAAGACGTCATTCGATAGGTTTGTAACCGACCAATTGACAGTCTTGACGAAACTCCATTTCTGAGTGAGATATGGAAGTGACATTTCATCAACTGTAGTACCTGTATCGACAGGTCTATTCATCTGTATTGTCCCCGGTAATAGGTCGAGATTTGTACCGTACTCGACATTGACGGAATTGCACAGGTTGGGGACTTGTCGTACCCGTGCAAGTGGAGGATTTCCACCATAATTAGGCTTGTCGGCTGTAGTAGCCGTTAGCTTGCCTTCATTGGTGAAAGAATCTGACGCCTGAGAGGCATCAAATGAGGAATTCTCTATCCTGTCCACATTTATATTTGTGACCTTGCTTGAAACCCCACCCATCTGTATTCTAGTTTTTGTTTCTAATTGTTCTTTGGGTTGGGGAGGTCGGCGTCGAGAAGGTCTTGATCGGCGCACGCCTTGTGTATTTTGTTGATAGTGTGGATATGGTTGTAATGCACGACTAACTGACGTCGACTGGGGGACAACACTAACGTCGGTGGGATTCAAAACGGCCCACTCAGCACTAACAAACTTTGCTGTAACTGTGATGTTTATAGAGGTAACAGGCGATGACGAGCCTATTTTCATGATATTATGTACAAGAACAAGAACAGTACCAAGAATTGGGGGATTTGCGGAAGACCGCAAGTCTATGTGAGAGAGAGGATACATGAAAGGGATCTCCATCTGAGAGTTAGGAGCACCACCCGCATACAGCAGTATGTGGGGAGCTACACTAACATTCGTGAGGTTGCCAGAATAGATGGCGGAAGCTTGAGCTGTTGAAAACAGCGGACACCAAACTACCGCCAAAGCTCCAGCAACAAATTGAGTCGTCTCAGATTGAAACTCTAATAAGAGGTTAAACCTACCATACACATTACGTTGAAAAGCAACCTGAGCCGCACGAGTTAAAACAAAATCCCACGGATGGGTATATGCGGCTAAGATTGTCCCAACAGAAGATGCGGGAGTCCAATTAATATTACCAATGATTTGGGGTGTTTCTACATTTCGGAAAGAGTCAGGAGCATTCTCGCCCATTGAAACGATCCCACGCTCAACGCGTTTAGGCGGAGCAGCGGAAGCCATATTCACAAACTGGGCAGAACCAGAACCTTTACCATCCATTTGGGGTTTAGTAACAATATTTACAACAGTAAAGTCTTCAGTCTGCGGTAAAGCCGCAAACTTAACTTTTTGTTCTTTAGACAACAGGTGTGTGGGTGCTCCAAACCCCAAATACTGCTGAGGGGTAAACCCTGTAGCCCAAAGAGTGTATGTGTACCCAGAATCAACAATTGTATTCGTTTGCCCGGGAGCAAATGTACCGACGGCAGTGTTTGCTATTAAAAGCCCATCACTAACGCCGACAAATGTGCGCCAAGAGGCATACGGCCAATTCTGAGTCGTGCATGTAAAAGAGGTAGCAAGAGTAGTGCTCCTCAACATAGAATCAATAAAAGAATATGTAGTACCTGACGGAAAGCCAATCCACTTCTCTATAGCTCCAACCGTAGGCCCAGTATCATGTATAGTCCACGAACCAGGAATAGATTGAATAGAGATAAGAGGGTGAAAGGTGTCTGTAGTACCGACGAGATAGTTGCGGGGTTGGCCTTTCTTAATGGCATAACCCATAGCGATCAAATATTCATCAGAAATGAGAGCGGTGGAGACTTTGAAGGAGGTACAAGCACTTATACCGGTGGAAGGAACAACAGATGAAGGGGTCCAAGAATTAAGGACCTCCTGGGTTATTAACAAGGGAAGGCCGACATCTTCGTCTTCAGTTGGGTCGAATTGAATCGTAGCCGCAATATCAAACGCAGTGCCAATATAATGAGGGTAATTATTCCCGGTGATCTTAATCCCAGGAACTTGAAAGAGATTAGAGAACCGGAAATAATCACCAAGAGAAACATACATTGTATCGTTTTCCTTTAGGTTTTCGAGAGCAAAACTGCCAAAATCAGTCGCCTCCGTATAAAGCTCATCAAGGAAGACAGGATTCTTGAGAACGTGGAAACGAGTGATACAAGGAAGCTGCGCTTCAACTAAATTAATGTCAGACGCGACAGGGCCAGCTGGAACCAAACCGGTACCGGCCAACACAACAGGATCGTACAACGGTTGAACAGAATCTGCAGAGTAAGAGACAGAACGATATGAATTTGACACATTCCAAGACCTAGGAATTACTTTCACACGGACATTACCTAAATAAGTCCTATACGCTTGAGCAACATATGTGATAGGTGTGTTATTGACAGCAAAATCAGGATTAGACAACATCAGAACTTGTGAGGTAGTAAAGAAAAGCGAAGGGGAATCCGCATCCGGAGTAGTCCATGGATAGAACCGTTTACAAACATCTAACAAAGATGGGGGAACAGGGGGGGCGATAACTGGAGGATCAGTTGGGGCTGAAGTGGCTGCAAGAACGGCGGCACCTGCGTTTATCACGCCATCTTCAGCTTTTATTTCAGGCACGGAAGTCATCATCTGCATGAGAGTTGCATACGTTTCATCTAGCGACCCAAAACAGCCAATCTCAGAGCGTAACCATTGAGAACGAACAAGAGAATATGTTATAGGAAGTTCAGTGATACCTTTTGCCGTGAAAACCGCCTGTATGCGATCACGCCACAACTTAAAACGTTCTGGCCCGGAAGACCAAACACGACGCAGGTTATCGTTCGCGATAATAACGGTCGCAGTTACTTCTTCTAGACCAGACTTATAGTATGCAAGAGATTTGACAACAGAGGCTTCTTCAACCATTGGGTACACAGATTGGCCAGGAACAAAATCACCAAAACAAAAACCGTTCTTGAGGAACGTACATTGGGAAATCGGCTTGAAAGGAGCTTCATCAATTTCCTTATTCGCGTTGGTGTACTTAATTCCCTTAGAACCAAGATACTTACTAATAGACTCACAGTTGAACTCACTCACAACGTGATGTGAAATGGCATAGATATTATCATCGCCACAGTTCTTAAGGCTAACAAGATGATTGAAATGGTAAAGGTTCTGGAAGCTAGTTCCGTCTTCATAATCGAAATCCATAATATCAAGCCATGCACACCGGAAGTGAACAGAGACAACAAGAGAGCAAATAATTAATGTCAACCATTGACCAGACGTATTACCGTCGGGTTTCTGGTAAACATCAGGACCAACAGAGACAAGACATTGGATGGTAGCAAGAAGGAGGGTAACGCGAGCCACATCATCCTCATACTTCCACTCTGGGTGGTATTTCTTATACCATCCATTAATACCGGTACCAGTGCCAGGGACACCACACAAGTACAAAACAATTTCACTAAGGACATAGGTTTCTTGAGACGTATAATCTCCATCACCACCAACATCAGAACACTTGAGTAAATATTCATACAATTCCTGCCACTCCATAGAGTACACATTTATACCCGCAGCACATTCATAAATATCGTGCCCGTAGAAGACGTGAGACATAAATGCACCAAACAAAGATTTACAAGCAAGAGTGTGGTCAGTAGGTCCACACATTGTAAGGCGTGTGTTTTTCTCTTCAACTTTCTTCTTCGATCGAACTTCATTCTTGAGATTGAGAACCCACAAATGAGCCGGCATGATACCAACATAAATTTTGGACATAGTGTCCTGAAATCGATCAAACAAGGGTTGATAAGAGATAACTTTCTTGCCTGGCTCACCTTCAAACATCCAAGCTTTACCAGGCAAAGAGCCTGGGGGTTTCTCAAGATCATAAGGGTGACCGGAAGCGGTAGTAAAAGGAATATGAGGAAGATTATCGAAACCATTTATACACTCATCAAGAGACAAAAGTTTACACCAAACAACTTCGCGCTTGTCAAATTGATCCATTATATCGCAGACCACTTCTTCAAGCAATCCGCGTTCAAAAGGAGCACTAGGAGTACAAAGACGTTGAAGACCCATACCACCAAGAGTCGAGGCGTGAAGCCCTTGGACTACGGGGTGAATAGGTCCGAGTATAGGAGGAAAGTATTTGCCTTTAGGGCACCATTCAGTGCCGTGGAAAGGAAGCTCTTTAAGACTAGAAACTTGATTGTGCATATGTGCGCGTTGAACAACGCCAATGCGAGAGGCATCTCCATTTGCTTTAGCGGGGGCATCAGCCATTGGAGGGAACTCTCGAGTTAAACACAGAGCATCAGCGGGAATTGCTTCATCTATCATCTCTCTAGTCAACTTGACCCCGGAACCATGTAGGGACAAACCACGTTTGATACAACAAGTATGAAGAGCATAAATTTTGGGAAAACCAACTTCAAAATTGGCAGAGGGATTGGGATTAAGCAAAAGTTTCCCACATTCGCCATCGGCTGTTGGCCGGTATTCCCAACGTTCATGGAGGAAAAGTTCCTCGTCAAGTTCGGGAGAGATATTGTAATAGTGACGTTTTGATACAGCACGAGCAACTAGTTCCTCCCGCTTAGATTCACACAACAACACACCATTTACAGTTGTGTTCTTACGCTGTTCAGATTCAGAAGAAAAGAGATGTCTAATATCTCGAAAAGGAATACAGGACAAACCACAATCATAGATAACAAAATCAAGAGATGCTCCATCATCATCTTTCCAAGAAAACACAGCCGCTGCCTCAAATGCACCTTTAAAATGGCGCACAGGGGCAGAAACTGGCTTACCGTCAGCTCCAATTCTAGGCTTAGAAAAAACACAAATTGTTGAGCCATCAGGGAAAAGATCGATACAGTCATCAAAAGTACACATCAATACATGACGAGGAAAAGCAACAAAACCACCGCAAACGCCAATACCACGTACACTCTGCGTCTTACCATTAAATTCAATAACAACAACAACAAATGACTTTGATAGAAGGGAGTAAGTTTCTTCACAGTTTTGGGGGGCAGACTGAGGAAAAGTTTCTACATCAAATGCTTGAGGTCTGGTAGCTAGGGAGTGCCTGTACTGGGAATAAGACCCAGTCATAGACTTCCCCATCATATCCGAAGTAGCACCACGAGCTTTAGCGTGATAAAACGCCGAGGCTGCGGTATAATGCCTATTCTGATAATCACTACCAAGATTCTCTTCGCGATCACCACCTCGTCGGGGCATAAAGTCACGAGACGTGGGTCTGAGATGGTGTTTCTGTTCATTAATTCTGTTAACTTGGTTGTGAGAAGGACCATGACGTTTACCGGTCCAACGACCTGGATCATAGTCTTCCTCATCCTCACGATAGAGACCAGCACCTCCGCCTTGGGGAACAGTATCTTGACTGACAAACACAGACACAAGATTGAGGCACAAGGAGACAAGAGACAGACCACCAACAAACGCAATAGAAGCAGTGAGTTCATCAGGAATATAGCTTCGCCAAATTGTCTTACAACTAGACAGGGAAGAGAGGACAAAATGACTAAAGCGAGCGATAGGATTTGACCGGAAAGTATCAGCCAATTCCCGGCAAGTAGGAGAAATTTTCATGATCTGATGAACTTCATCAAATAAAGAGATACTTTCCGTAGCAACGCAAGCCGACAAAATACAACTGGTGTTTTCTAAAGCGTCATTAGTGCGGATAGAGAAATCTCCAATAGGATGAAGATCAATACCTATGTCGTAATACTGGAAGAGAGGAGCAAGGAGTCCAAACCTGTAAGAAGGAAGAGAATCTTGCGGGGTATGGCCGTTCTTAAGAACAACCCCAGGAGTATACATCTGAATTCCAAGAGATGAAGCGACTTCTGCGTCGATACAATAACAAATACAACAGAGTTCAATAAACTTAGTCATGTCAAGAGCAACTTTCATGCCTGGACAGTCTACAACACAGGGAACACGAACATCAAGGTGTTTGCGAAAATCGGGGGGCATCGCATGGAAAAACAATTCACAAAGAGCACGAAAATTCGCTCGAACAGAGCGGGGAAGTTTTGAAGACTCAATACGTTCTGTGAGCATGGGGAATTGACAATACTCTCCTCCAATCGCTGCGATAGCATTCCCATCCTTAATAGAGCTACAAAAATGGGGATATCGCGCTAAAGCAGCGGAAATGTCTTCCCACTTATAATCAGCTACACGAGACATATAGAAAGAGAACAAACGAAGACGAAGATGAGTATTTTCTGGGAAACTAAAATGCATACCCTTAAGCTTACGGAGCACCCCTTCATATTTCAAAGGAGGAAGATCTTCCTCACTAGAAATGTTCTTAATAGGAGGAAGAGTGGCTACGAAGCAAGGAATGTCATCTTCTAACTCATGCATTTGCACCGTTAAGACAGGCAAAGATGGGGGGGGGTTTTTCTTCCCACTACCACTAGAGGAATCAGATGAATCTCCGGGGGTTGCACCAGAAGGGGCACAGCGATTGCCAAGGCTGACAAATTTTGGGAAACTAGGGACACGAGGACCTTCATAGAAAGGATTAACATCAGTTTCACATTCCATTTGAGGAACGGTTTCAGCTGGAGGCTCGGTAATTAACCGGGAGAAAGGTGGGGGCAAACTACCTTCTAAAACAGTTTTCACTTTCTCAAAATCAATCTTAGGAACATCTTTACCATCGACAGTGTTACGAAGAATAGCACTACGAAACTCGGCTCGACGACGAGCCAAGCCACAACGCATGACAAACACAAGTTCTTCAAAATTAAGAGTACGGTGACAAAAATTAACTTCGGACCCTTTTGCAAGGCCAATCTTGAAATGAAGATGCTCAAAGTTGTTACAATGACCAGGCGGGATCTGTACCTGATTATTCTCATAAACAACGTCGTACCGCTTACCTTCATGCATATACGAGGTATTTCGAATGACATCGACGTGGGTAAAACGCCGTAAAATAGCTCCTATATCATAAAGATCCTTGAAACAAGTTTGGTAGGGGACATTTGTAGAGAGAAAAACATTGAGAGAAGTGAACAACTTGCCTTTCTCCAAGAGGCCCGCCATATTCAAAGGGTGGGGGGACGGAGAGATCATAGTTAAATACTCCGCGGTAGCTTTCTTTTGCTCAGGACTTGAGCAAGCACCAAAATCATCCTCATACCAAACAGCATGACCATTATAGCGAGAGCAAAAGGGTTCAGTGGAATTTCGATTATAAACGAGGCGATCAGCCGGAACTTCAGGATGAAGCAGCCGAGCTAAACGTTGGGTGAGACTAGTCTTACCAATGCCTGGTTCACCCTTGAAAATATAAGCATCAGGGATTTGGCGACAAAGAGAATCGCCGAGGTTAATAGCACATTGATCAGAGAGTTCTTTAAGCTCGCCTTTAAGAGCATGAAGGAGATGACTGGCGGCTGGAGAGCGAGACAAATAAATGTCCTCGCTTGTTGCAGCAATCAATTCCTTATAGACAGATACGGTGTTTCGAGCAAGTTCAATATCGAAAGGAGCTTTGTTAGATTGGTTATCAACCCAATCTCTAATAACTTTCCCAGCATCTTTAACAGCTAACTGAGAGCGAACATTGACACACATAGTTTCAAGACCGAAAGTATGACAAAACATATCCTGAAGAGCACGAGGAAGCGCTGACACAATAGTGGCGAAGGCATCCTGAGCTATCATCGCTGTTGCAGCGATGGGCATGATTATCTTACAAGCGGCGGCGACACGTTGGACAAGTGAGAGATTCTTAACTTTGATTTCTGGCGATGACATTGCAAGCACTCCTGCCATAATTGCAGTTAATGACGAAACAGACTGTGGCCGCGTAGAGGTAGCGTCCTGGGGCGAAAGTAAATCGGACGAGAACTCTGGGGCGAGCTGTAACGCATAGCGAATAGGGGAGACAAGAGTTCGAAGCAACTCGACTCCACAATATTCCATGCAATCAAGAATAGAAGTGACAACAGAGTGAGAGAACTCTGCAAATTTTGATACAATTTTAACAACACACAAACCGAATAAAAGAGCAAGAAAACTTTTCAAAGCGAATGAAAGAAGAGCGGCGTCAGTCACCAAAGAGGTGAAGGCGGCAAGCCCTTGTTTCGCGGATTGATAAAAAGAAATGATTTGACCAAACAAAGACGACATAGTATCCTGAACGAAATGGGTAGCCCCGACAGCGCCTTTAATGGCATTGTCGAGACCAACAGCAACTCGCTCAGACATAGAAGAAAACATCTGAGGAGTAGTTTCGGATGAGGTATCCTGCATTAGATAAACCCAGTATTCGGGATCTCGAGTGAAATCCTCAATGGGAACGAGCCGACAACCTACACAGGTTGCGGGTCGAGGATTAGCTGGACACTTATGAGTTATACAATACATAGAAAGAACAGGAACATCAGTCCGACAAGTTCTGATAAGGACATAATTCCAGTGTTTTGCGTAATGAAAGGACCACAATAGATGTGAGTAATCGATGAGACCTTTACGACAGCCAGAATACAACACACGCTTATTAACTTCAACGAGGCTGTCCAATTTATCTTGAGCAACGAGCTCAACAGATGAAGGAGATGCAGCCTCAGTAAAAGCCGAACGAAAACAAAACCTGCAAACAACAGAGTTTGTGACAAGCTTACAAGTTTTACACTGGTGGACCACAGATTCAGTAACAATAAATGTCTCATAGTGATCAAAGTCACCCGGGCACAAGGCACGAGGGTTGAGAAGGTCACGTTGGTTAGAAAGAAAGCCATAGAGAAACTTCTTGTTACGAACAGAAGTAGACAAACCTTGGAGTAGGTACAGTTCCGAGAGAGCAGAATGCTCAGCAAGAGACCAATGGCCAGGACGGTCAAGGGTAGGAAGAGCATCTTTACAGACTTCTTTGCTTGAATCTAAAATATTTCGTAAGCCACACAAGGAATGAGAATAATTCCGGTGCGGGAGCGTATGACCCAAGCCATTCTCTTTCGAGAGACAACAAATAGAAAAAGAAGCCTCAATGGGCGGCTTATTGTCGAGGAGGCGGAGAAGAGCAGGTTGCTCACCACGGCCAGAAGGAAGTTCGATAGAAACAGGAAGAAGTTGACAAGGGCCGTCATCTTCCGAAGAATCAGGATCTTTCCAATTAGGATCAAGCTCAAAGTAAGCAAAGAGATCCTGCTTGGTTCGGGGGCGAGAAGGTTTCTCACCGCCCAAATCGAGAGAAAGAG